TCCGATCTCGGAGGTCCATATCGAGCTGTACACCGACGAAAAGAACCCGGAGGTGGAGCGGCAGGTTGAAGCTGTGCTGGATGAGCACGGCATTTTTTACGACAAAACGGAGGTCTGGATCGAATCCGAGAAGCTATATGAGGTTCTTTATTCTTTTGAAATGGAGGATTGATACATGAAAAACAAGGTTAAATTTAACCTGAAAAACGTGCATGCCGCAAAGCTCACAGAGACCGTGGCTGATGGTATGACATCGTTTTCTTATAGTACGCCAAAGGCTATCCCGGGAGCAGTCAGTATTTCCCTGGATGCAGAAGGCGAGTCCAGTCCCTTCTATGCGGATGGTATCGTGTATTTCCGATCGGTGACCAACAACGGCTACTCCGGTGATCTGGAGATGGCCCTGGTGCCTGAGTGGTTCCGCACAGAGATTCTGCAGGAAGCGCTGGATGGCAAAGGCGTTCTGATCGAAAAGAGCGACAACAAGGAGAGCGTGAAGTTTGCACTGCTCTTTGAGTTCGACGGTGACGTGAACTGCATCCGTCATGTGCTTTACAACTGCACAAGTTCTCGTCCGTCCATCGAGTCGGAGACCAAGGAAGACACCATCGAGCCTGGTACAGAGACACTGTCCATCACAGCGGATCCCAGGGCCGATGGCCTGGTGAAGGCACGTACCGGGGACACGACAGATGCAACAACCTATGCCAACTGGTATAAGTCCGTGTATCTGCCTACAGAAACCAATGAAGAGGGGGAGTAAAACATGATCGAACGCACAATTGAGATTTCTGGAAAGCAAGTACAGTTCCGGTCTTCAGCAACAGTTCCCCGTCTTTACAGGGCCAAGTTCAAGAGGGATATCTTCAAAGACCTGACAAAGCTCGAGAAGTCCTATACCCGGAGGACGGAGGACGGCGATGAGCTGCAGATCGAAGACCTGGAGATCTTTGAGAATGTAGCCTATATCATGGCGTACCACGCCGATCCGTCCATCCCGAAGACAATTGACGAGTGGCTTGACCAGTTCGATATGTTCTCTATCTACCAGGTGCTTCCGCAGATCCTGGAGCTGTGGGGAGAGAACCTGATGACGGATGTCCAGGCAAAAAAAGGACTGGCAGAAGTGAGCGGGAGATGACCACGCCACTGTTCCTTCTGCGATGCACGGAGGTCGGGATCTCTATCCGGGATCTCGACCTTCTTACGATCGGCCTGGTCTTGGATATGTGGACCGAAAGGTCTAACGACGGCGTGAAATATGCGAGGGTAGCTGACCAGAGTGACTTTGATAAGTTTTAAAGGTGCCAATGTCTGATTGGAAATACTGTTATATACGAAACCACAGGATGTCCCTTTCATGGTCATGTCTTACGAAAATTGTACGAAATGGATAAATAGAATTACATATCCATACATAATAATTATTTAATACAGCAATAGATGAATAGAAATATAACAGCTATAATAGTCTGTGTACTCCTAATCAACACAGTCATAACATCAAAATGACGGAGAGCATGGCTATGAAGCATGTAATAGAGCCCCAGTACATCAATGATTTTTGTGCAGTCCTGGAAGAAGAGGAAAGAACGGAAGGTACTATCTACAATTATTCAAGATGTGTTGAAACATTTACGGAATGGGTAGGGAGTGGCAAGGAATTCGATAAAGCAACTGTGATTTCGTTTAAAGCCACTCTGAAGGAAAAATACAAATTATCTACCGCAAATAATTACATAAACGCGCTCAATAAGTTTTTTAAAATCATGGGATGGAACGAGTGTTGCGTGAGTTCCTATAAGCTTCAGCAGAAGACTTTCCGTGATACCGGCAGGGAACTCACGCATGAGGAGTACCGGCGTTTACTTGAAGCGGCTAAGGGATTACAAAACGACCAGCTTTTTTATATCATTCAGACGCTGGCAGGAACCGGGATGCGTGTGAGCGAACTGCAGTACATCACAGTTGAAGCAGTATCGAAGAAGCGTGTCAGCATACACCTTAAAGGAAAATACAGGGAGATACTCCTTCCTACAGAATTATGTAAGCTGTTAGAGACATATTGTGAACTGCGTAAGATCGAGTCAGGCGTGGTTTTCAGGTCAAAACGGGGCAATTTACTGGACAGGAACAATATCGGGCACTGGATGAAGAAACTGTCCGAGAAAGCGGATGTACCCCGTGAAAAGATCTTTCCGCATAATCTGCGGCACTTCTTTGCGGTAAATTACTATAGCAAGGACCATGACCTGGTACACCTTGCGGACCTATTAGGGCATTCGAATATCAATACCACGCGAATCTACACGCAGATCAGTGCGGATAAGCAGATGTCCATCCTGGATAAGATGGAAAGTGAGATCATATATCATATTTGAGAAATAAAACGAAAGCACCAGTCAGAAATGGCAGGTGCTTTTTTCATGCCTGAAGGGAGGTGAGGATCATGGCAGGCAGCAGAATCAAAGGAATAACCGTCGAGATCGGCGGTGATACAACAGGTCTGGATAAAGCCTTAAAGGGTGTCAACTCCACAATCAGGACCACACAGACCTCCCTGAAGGATGTGAACAAGCTCCTGAAGCTCGATCCCACCAACACCAACCTCGTCACCCAGAAGCAGAAGCTCCTAAAGGACGCAATCAACGCCACGAAGGAAAAGCTGGATGCCCTGAAGTCGGCCCAGGAGCAGGCAAAGCAGCAGTTGGAGAATGGGACCCTTGGGCAGGATAAATATGATGCTCTGCAGCGAGAGATCATCGAGACAGAGGAGGAACTGAGGCGCCTGCAGCAGGAAGCCTCCAATACCAGTACGGTTCTGTCACAGATCGATGAGGCGGGAAAGAAGTTTGAGAAGGTTGGTGACTCCATCACAAATGCGGGGAAGGCTGTGATGCCGGCTTCCGCGGCGGTAGCAGGCCTTGGCGCTGCGGCAGTGAAGACTTCCGCTGACTTCGATTCCTCCATGAGTCAGGTGGCTGCCGTTTCCGGCGCGACGGGTAAAGATTTTGATGCTCTCCGGGACAAAGCCCGGGAAATGGGATCCAAGACGAAGTTCAGTGCCTCTGAGGCAGCCGATGCCATGAACTACATGGCCATGGCCGGCTGGAAGACAGGCGACATGCTTTCTGGTATAGAGGGCATCATGAACCTGGCCGCTGCCTCGGGTGAGGATCTGGCGACTACATCTGACATCGTTACTGATGCACTGACAGCCTTTGGCCTCTCAGCCAAGGACTCCGGCCACTTCGCTGATATCCTTGCGGCTGCATCCTCGAATGCGAATACCAACGTTGGCATGATGGGTGAGACATTCAAGTACTGTGCTCCGATCGCTGGAGCATTGGGATACTCCGCAGAGGATACTGCAGAGGCAATCGGCCTCATGGCTAATGCCGGCATCAAGTCCTCCTCTGCAGGTACAGCTCTTCGGACCATCATGACAAAGCTCCAGGGAGAACTGAAGCTCTCCGGCAAGGCCCTCGGTGATGTGACAATCCAGACAGCCAACGCCGATGGATCTATGAGAAACCTCAGTGACATCCTGGATGATTGTCGGACTGCTTTCGGAAAGATGACAGAGTCTGAAAAGGCTGCAGCGGCTGAGTCCCTGGTCGGGAAGAACGCCATGTCTGGGTTCCTTGCCCTGATGAACGCGGCACCGGCAGATATTGAGAAACTGGAAAACGCGATCTCCACCTGTTCTGATGAGATCGACGGATATAACGGCACGGCAGAAAAGATGGCCGCCGTCATGCAGGACAACTTAAATGGTCAGCTCACCATACTGAAATCTCAGTTGGAGGAGCTGGCCATTTCTTTTGGAGATATGCTGATGCCTGCCATCCGGAGGATTGTGACGGCAGTCCAGGGCTTTGTCGACAAGCTGAACGGCATGTCCGAATCTCAGCGGAACGCGATCCTGAAGGTGGGATTGTTTATAGCAGCTCTTGGTCCTTTCCTGGTGATCCTGGGGACGTGTATATCGAAGATCGGCATCGCCATGCAGGGCTTTGTGAAGCTTGCCGGAGCCTTCGGAAAGCTGAAGGTTGCTGTGTCCGGAGCACACGGGATCCTTGGGAAGATAGGGGCAGCTCTCGGTGGTGTTTCCGCACCGGTCCTTGCTGTCGTAGCAGTTGTTGGTGTTCTGGTAGCAGCCTTTGTGCATCTCTGGAAGACAAACGACGGCTTCAGGGAGGCCATCATCGGGACCTGGCAGCGGATCAAGACAGCAGTCAGTAGCTTTGTGGATGGAGTTAAGCAGCGTCTGGGGGCACTGGGTATCAGCTTCTCTGATATTGCGGAGACGGTAAAGAAGATCTGGAATGGACTGTGTGATGTCCTGGCGCCTGTGTTTGAGGGGACATTTGCCACAATCGCCACTGTACTCGAAACAGTTCTGGGCGTCCTGACAGGACTACTTGACGTGTTCATCGGAGTATTTACAGGTGATTGGAAACAGACATGGACTGGTGTGAAGGAGGTGTTCACCTCCATCTGGACAGGTATCAAGGGTGTATTTACTACACTCTTAGACACCATCAAGGGTGTAGCGGATGCTGTCCTGTCCTGGTTTAGTACGAACTGGAATCAAGCATGGGAAGGAATCAAATCCTTCTTTGAGGGGATCTGGAACGGCATAGCCTCTTTCTTTACAAATATCTGGAACGACATCATTTCGACGGTAACCTCTGTCCTCACTGGGATAAGGGACTTCTTTACTTCCATCTGGGAGGCGATTAAGGGAGTGGTTACTGGTGCCCTCACTGCGATACAGACAACGATGTCCTCCGTATGGACTGCAATCTCCGGGACCGTGACGACTGTGTGGGAGACGATAAAGAGCATTGTCCAGGTCGGAATCCTGTTTATTCAGGAGCTGATTTCTGCAGCATTTACCATCTTGACTCTTCCCTGGAGATTAATCTGGGAGAACTTTGGCGAGACGATCATGTCAGCCTGGGAGAAGATCAAGGCAATAGTATCCGCGGCGCTTGACGCGATCAAGTCAGTGATCCAGAAGGTGTGGAACGCCATTGTGGCTTTTCTGACACCTATCCTGAACACTCTGAAGACTTTGTTCTCTACAGCCTGGACTGCAATCAAAACAGTCGTCACCACAGTCGTGAATAAGATCAAGACTGTAATCGAGACAGTCTGGAACTCCATCAAGACAGTCCTGACAACAGTGCTGAACGCTATCAAGCAGGTGTTCTCCACAGCCTGGAATGCAATTAAACAGGCAGTGTCTACAGTCACCAATGCCATCAAACAGACGGTTACAAATGCATGGAACACAATCAAGTCGAATGTAGCTACTGTGATGAGCAGTATCAAGACCACAGTCAACAATGCCTGGACCAATATCAAAACGAAGATCGCGACGGCCGTGGACAGTATCAAGACCAAGGTCAAAACTGCATTTACTGCAGTAAAGACTACAGCTGCCAGCATTTTCGATGGGATCAAATCCAAGGCGACAAGCACCTGGAACAGCATAAAGGACGCGATCATCAAACCGGTCGAATCGGCAAGGGATAAGGTGAAGAGCCTAATCGACAGGATCAGATCCTACTTTAATTTCTCTTGGAGCCTGCCTCACTTAAAGCTCCCGCACGTGCATATCAGCGGTCACTTTTCGCTCCGGCCTCCGTCCGTACCTCACTTCTCCGTGGACTGGTATAAAGAAGGCGGTATCATGACAAAGCCCACCATGTTTGGCATCAACGGCTCCAGCATCATGGCAGGAGGAGAAGCCGGCGCGGAGGCAATTCTCCCTCTCAAGGGCTTTTACAATCAGCTCTCGAGCATGCTCGACGAGAGGCTCAACATGTCTTCCATGGAGCGGTACCTGGCGATCATTGCGGACAACAGCAGTAAGGGAATCTACCTGGAGGACGGGACACTTGTCGGCCACCTTCTTCCCTCGATCGATTCTGGTCTTGCGAGATATTCTATGCGTGGTGGACGGGGAAACAGATAAAAAAAGCCCACAGCCAGGCTGTGGGAAGAGAAAAAACGGCTGCAGGACTTTAGTAGACCAACACACAACAACAAACAACCTGCAAAGGCGTTTGTGCCTGCAGCCTTTATTATAATAATCCACATATCCTGTGAGTGCAACGTGCTAAGGAGATACCCATGAGAACTATAGAAACTACAGATGTCACGATCTTCACCGGGGCTTTGATCGGTGATGAGCATACTCTCAGGGACTGGGGTGCGGTGATCACAAATAGTGATGTTATCTCCATGCCGGAGCCAAGCACAGTCCTTTTGGAAGTCCCTGGAAGAAGCGGGAGGCTTGACCTCTCAGAAGTTCTGACGGGAGATATCTCATACGGGAACCGGGAGATCAAACTGCAGCTTGCAGCAAAGACCAACCGGGAGAGATGGGTGGAGACCTGTCTCCATATATTCAATAAATACCATGGCCGGGTCGTCCAAATCACTTTTGATGAGGATCCCGGCCATTACTATGTCGGGAGGGCCAGCATATCAGAGCCGCAGCGTCTTGCAACGGCTGGGCAAATTACGATCACTATAGACGCTGAGCCATTCCGGTATGAGCAGGACCTGTATGAGGTGACTTTCACAGGTGATACGACAGCAGTCTCCGGGACTGTTGAGAACCTGCGCATGCCTGTCTGCCCGACAGTCACTACACCTGCTGCCTGCAGGCTGTTCCATGACGATAGGGTGTATGAACTGGATGCCGGCACCCAGGTTGTGCCTGGCCTTGTCCTTCATCCTTTCGAGAACAGTATCTCAGCAACAGGGACAACCAGTATCACGTTTTCATTTCGGAGGGGGTGTTTGTAATGTACAGGATCTTTCTGGATGACGAGCTCTTCTATGATCCGCGTGTCCCGGAGCTGGCATTGACAGACCTTACCTGTGAGATGGAGGTCAACAAGACTGGAACACTGAAACTTACTATTCCGGCGACACATCCGAAGAAAGATGACCCGAAAAAGATGTACTCGGAGCTGTCCCTCTACCAGGATAGGGACTGGATCTATTCCGGCAGGGTCCTGACAGACCAGGTCGATTTCTATGGCAACAGGACCATAGAGTGTGAGGGCGAACTGTCATACCTGCTGGACAGCATCCAGCGGTATCACGAATACCATGATATCAGTGTGGCAGATTATTTCACCGACCTGATCATCAATCACAATGCGGATGTAGACAGCAAAAAGTGCTTCATTGTGGGGCAGGTGACGGTGGTCGACAACAACGACAGCCTGTACCGGTATTCCACTTACGAGAATACCTGGAAGACTATCGAGGATCGGCTGATCTCACGCCTTGGCGGGTATATCCGGATCCGGCATGAGAACGGATACCGATACATCGACTACATTGAATCTTACGATCATACGAATGACCAGGTGATCCGTTTTGGCGAGAACATCCTGGATCTCACCCAGGAAGTCGACTGTGACTCTCTGGCGACAGTCATCGTCCCCTTGGGCCAGCGTGATGAAGAGACTGACGAAAGACTCACGATCAAGAGCGTCAATGGCGGGAAGGATTATATCGAGGATCTGGATGCCATCGCCAAATACGGCAGGATCGTAAAGGTGGTGGAGTATGACGATGTGACCCTGCCGGAAAACCTTCTTCGGAAGGGCAGAGAGGTACTTGACCGCCATAAGCTCCTCATCTCCAGTATCACGATCACAGCGGTCGATCTGCACCTCCTGGATGTTGATATAGAACGCTGCAAGGTCGGTGACAACATCCGCGTAGTCTCTGAGCCTCATGGCCTGGACGACTACATGGTCATTCAGAAGATCTACCTGGATCTTCTTCACCCTGAGAACTCCAGGCTGACACTTGGCGCGACACTGCTGACTCTGGCATCGAGCATGAGCCGCGGAACGGCAGCGGTCCTGACCTCCCTGTCAGAGAACTTTACAGCCTTCCGACATGTGGTCACGGATAAGCTGCAGGCGACCAATGCAGATATCGGAGCCCTCCATGTTGAGCTTGGTGAGGTGGACACCCTGCTTGCACAGAAGGCGAACGTCACAGATCTCAATGCAACGAACGCGGATGTCGCGGCTCTCCAGGCAGCGGATGCTGAGATTCAGCACCTGGTCGCGGAGAAGGCTGCAATCACCGACCTCAATGCCACCAATGCCAACGTGTCGAGCCTCCAGGCATCCACCGCCAATATTGAATCCCTTCTGGCCGGCAATGCCGGTGTGGGAACACTGCAGGCGATCCACCTGACCGGCGATAACATTGTCATCGAGGATGCGACGATCGCCCAGGCAGTTATGGATGACCTGATGGCCGGCAACGTCACGGCGAAGACTATCTACACAGATTTTATCAAGATCGCCTCCCGGGACGGAGCACTCTCTATTGAAGGATCCACAATCCAGATCAAAGACAAGAATAACACGGTCCGGGTGCAGATCGGCAAAGACGGGAACGGTAACTATTCCTATTACCTGTGGGACACATCCGGGAACCTGATCTGGTCCCCGGACGGGATCACAGCGAACGGTGTGCCGGATGGTCTGATCGTCGACTCCATGGTAGCTGGCAATGCGGCTATTGACGGATCCAAGCTCAACATTCGCTCGGTTGTCCAGGAGATCGAAGATGATGGGACACTGACCCTGGATGCCTCCCGTGTAGTCATGGACGATACAACGCTCGAAGCAAACTATCGCACGCTTACCCAGCGGGTAGCTGATGATGAAACGACGACGCAGACCCTCCAGACAGAGTTCCGGGAGGTCCAGGGCCAGATCGAGCAGAAGGTCTGGCAGTCAGATATCACGGAGGCGACGACTCCCCTGGGAACCTCCATCACGCAGCTGAGCGACCAGTATACCTCCCAGCAGCAGACGATCGACGGCTTAACGACACAGATCGGTAACGTACAGACTTCTTTGGAGAGTAAGGCTGACGGCTCCACGGTCCAGGCTCTTACCGCCCAGGTCAACAGTGTAGAGGAGACAGCCAGCGGCTTCTCCCGTACTGTCTCCGAGATCCGGACAGAGGTCAATAACACAGTCCGGGAGGTCGTTACCTACTATGGCCAGAACGGCTCAGAGACCGTCCCGCCAGCGGATGACGATGAAGGGTGGAGTACGGAGATGCCGGAGAAGGTTCATGGGGCCTACATGTGGCAGAAGACCGTCACGACCTATGCAACCGGGACCACAAGGACCTCATCGCCTGTATGTATCTCCGGAGCTGACGGCTTTGACGGGGAGGATGCAGTGGTCCTCCGGGTGGATTCAACCAGAGGCCTCGTCTTTAAAAACAACTGGTATGATACCCAGCTCCGAGTGACTGTGATCAAGGGAGGGGCCAGTATCACGGACATTACTACGCTCCGGGAGGCATTTGGCGCTGGTGCCTATCTCCAATGGTACTTCCGCAAACAGGCGGACCAGGCCTGGAGCACCATGAGCGTAAGTGATGAGCATCTGACAGAGGGGGGCTTCTGTATGAACGTGACCCCAGACGACGTAGATGAACAGATCCTGTTTCAGTGTGACCTGATCGTGTAAAGGAGGAAAAAGAATGATACCGGCAAAGGGAATGGTGAACCTCGATGATATCTCAAAGGAAGTCTCGGTGATCATGCATGCTGCAAAGGATGCGGAGGGCCGGGTGATCTGGGTGGATGTCATGTATAACAGGAAAAGGATCCGGGACGCGGAAGAACTGCTCCTGTACTTCGGAAAAGGGGCGCATCTGGAATGGATCCTGATGGACGCTTCCGGGAACGCTGAGAATGTCACAGAAGGTATCCCCGGCATCCGGACAGAAAATGACGGGTTCTGCCTGCATGTCATGGAACAGATCGCCCGGCAGGGCAGAACGGCGGGATGCCTTTTAGTAGTGGATTAAGGAGGAACAAACTATGACAGTTATAGCACGCGGCCAGATCGGCCTTACAGACATCACGGATTCCTACAGCGTCAGCCTTTCCGTGGACTCGTTTACCTTTCAGGGGGATACCACGAAGGTGAAGTCGACGCAGAGCTTCAATACACAGGTGCAGGCCATGCGCGGAGCGACAGCGGTCAGCGCAGTGGTGACAGTGACAACCACGCTCACCAATACAGGCCTTACGGTTACGGACGACGGGGATTCGACCTCGCCTACGCTCACCGTCCAGGCAACGACAGCCCTGACGGATGCCATCCTGCGGGGAGCTACGCTCAACGGTCAGATCATGCTCTCGATTTTGGTGGACGGGAAGGCCACCTTCAATAAGGCAATCAATCTCTCGATCGCGCTCACTGGTGCTACGGGAGCAGCTGCCTACAACGCGCTTTTGGGAAATGAAGCCATCACGATCGCCTGTGACAAGGACGGAAAGACGATCGCAGCAACAGACGTGGCGGTCCCGTTTACGATCTACCAGGGGACAGCCCGGAAGGCGGCTGCCGTGGTTGTTTCAGACCTTCCCACCGGGATCACTGTTAAGTCCAATACCGCAGGAACGACATCAGCAGACGGGACGCTTACGTTGACCGTTGCCGCAGCAAGTAACCTTGGCGGGGAAAGCTCCGGTGAGATTACACTGGTTTTCCACCTGACCTCAGCTACAGGGACTGTAGTCGCAACAAAGAAGCTCTCCTGGGCCAAGTCTATCACGGGGGCAACCGGTGCGACAGGCGGCACAGGTCCCACCGGCCCTGGGGCGATCAGCGTGGTTTGCGGCAACGAGTCCGTCAGCATCCCTTGTACCAACGGCGGTCTTGTAGCAAAGGCATTTGATATCACGATCCCCTTTGCAGCCTACCAGGGAACGAGCAGGATCGCCTGTACCATCGCCAATCCGACGCTCCCCAGCGGTATGACGAAGAAATCCAGTTCGAATGCGACTACATCTGCAGATGGATCCCTCGTGATCTCTGTTGCTGCAAACGGTACGCTGGGCGCAGCCGCAACCATGTCCGGCGAGGTCACTCTTACTTTTACGGCAGCCAGTCAGACGATCACGAAAAAGCTGTCCTGGGCCAAGGTCCCCAAGGGAGATACGGGTGACGATGGAGAGGACGCCATCACGATTGTAATCATCCCGAGCGGAGGGACCGTCTTCAAAAACAGCACCGGGTCCAAGACGTTGACCGCTCATGTGTTTAAGGGCAATGAAGAACTTACCAGTACGCAGATCTCGGCCATTGGAGCAGTCAACTGGTATAAGGGATCGGGCAGCACGACACCCATCACGAACGGGACGGCAACACTTACGATCACGGTGAACGCGTCGGATGTCAATGAGTCGGAAACCTACGAGGCGCGTCTTGAGACCTCGTAAAGGAGGTGGTCAAAATGATCCTGACAAGGAGCTCTATAACACTTACCTGGGAGCGGGATATCACATCCGTGACCTGGTACTACAAGCTCCAGGCATCGACTGCCTCCGTCCCGGCAAAGCCTACGACGGATCCGCCTTCGGGCTGGACGACGACAGAACCTTCTTATACAGAAGGCAGCACCAACAGCCTCTACATCGTACAGAAGACAAACTATTCAGACGGGACGTTTTCCTATTCCTCCGTTTCCCTGTCCAGCTCTTATGAAGCGGCCAAGGCAGCCTACAACAAGTCTGTGGCGGCCCACCAGGCTGCTCAGGCCGCTCAGAAAGGGTTGGACAACCTTGAGGTGGGAGGACGTAACTACCTGCGTGTGGGACCGAAAGCCTACACTCCCGGGAACTATGCCGCCATGGAGTTTGTAGTCACAGAGCCTCTCGAGGCTGGACAGACATATACGCTTCAGCTCTGGGATGTGTATGTTTCGCACTCAGGGAAGACAGAAGAAACCACAGGGGTTGATGTCTATTACTGTGGGGGCAGTGTGACGTTTGGCCATTGGCGTGGGACAGAGGATTTCACAGACGGGTATGCGGCTCACCTGACCATGACATTTACGCCTACGGAAGCGAATATCTCACACTCGCAGGTAGTCAGTGCCGCGGTCAAGTTCATCAGACTCTACAATTCGACTCCCAGCGCCACCGGAACAATGACCATGTCCGTGGGGAAGTGGAAGCTGGAAAAAGGCAACCGGGGAACAGACTGGACGCCTGCTCCGGAGGATGGAGGCCAGGCCATCGCGGCAAAGACATATACAGGACTCATCGGCACAGCAAACACTGCGGCTGATGCATCCTTTTATTTTGCCAAAGTCCATCCGACGAACTACACGGTCCAGTGGAAGGTATCCCTCCGAATCTATGTGACTGCGCCGGAAGCCTATATGCAGTCTGTTGATATCTCACTCGGCGGATACGGCAGCTCCTTTAACAGCTATAATGCCTATACCGTGCGTAATTCCAGTCTTGGAATGTATTACGTCAACCTCTACCGGGCAACACAGGCAGGCATAAATACTAATAAGAAGGGACATGCCCTTGGTTTTGGCATCAGGGGATCGACCAATCCTGCAAATGCCACTTATGCACGGACCATTCGGGCAGAGCTGATCGGTGCGGAGAACTGCACGGTGGAGTTTCTCGATGAGGCAGTGAAGTATGCAGATCTGGACGGAACAGGAAGTACAAACTATAGCGCTCTGACAGAAATGGGAGTAGCGACGGCTGGGCAGAACGCGACCAACAACACGAACACCCACTACCAGCAGCATGGAGCCGCAGTAAAGGCAGGCGCCAACGGTGTCCGCAGCTACAGCCTGATCATGAAGGATACAGACTCTACCTGGTCGAGCCTGTTCGGATCTGCCTATAACGGCACGGCGACGGGAAAGACAGTGTGTGAGTCAGGTTTTATTCTGAGCCAGATTCTTTACAGCGCCGGGGCTCCTTCCGGAGGCAGCTATGCAGCAGGAGCCAACACATCGACGGTCTATGACGGGTATCCATTTGACTTCAGGTACTCCTCCAACTGTGCGTCAACACTGACCTCCTACAGGCCTGTCTACCTGGTCGGAGAGATGCATGATGATGGACTGCTCTATCTCGATGATGTCTGGTGGACACAGACCGCCCCGACCGCGGAAGATGGCAAGACTTATGTCTATGTCGGGGAGGCGTACAGCGCCTATCAGGTCTGGCTGTCCGTCGAGAACAAGGCCTACCAGTTCTATTGTGATGCCTTCATGACCTACGAGGAAGCCCAGGATGCAAGGGCCAGGGATGCGGCAGAGAACGTCCGGACATATGCTGAGAGCCTGATCTCCCAGAAGTCTGATGAGATCGAACTGTCCATCACAACTGTGACAGGGACTCTTGCCACAGATATCCAGGGTGTCCGGGATACACTGGGGGAAGTGACGGAGGATATGTCCGACAACCTTACGGAGCTGGAGCAGAGGGTAACTGACCAGGAGGACGCCCTGCTCGACTACAAGCATGAGACCAGCACTTACTTCCGTTTCAACCAGAATGGTCTGAACATCGGCAAACAGGAGGACGGTGATGAGTCGCCATACTCCATCAATATTGACAATGAGAAGATGGGGTTTTTACAGAACGGGCAGGAGATCGCCTACGTCCAGTACAACAAGATGCATATCAATGCGATCGAAGCCATGGACCGCCTGTCTGTCGGCGCTGCCGCGGACGGCGGTTATTTTGACTTCATCAGTACGGAGTATGGCATGGGTATCAAATGGCGGGCTGTGACGACTCCCGCCCAGAGCTAAAGGAGGTAATGAATGTCACTTACAAAACGAACGTGGACCAACATCCTGGGTACTCCGACGCTGACCTTTACCGGTTCTGTGACGGGGGCATCCACAAAGCTGACCATTGTCTTCCAGGCATCCGGCTGGATCTATGGCGTGACAGGGACGATCAATGTATATGTGGACGGTACCAAACAGACCTGCACCTGGACGACCAACAGCACACAGACCTATAACGGGACGACCTATAAGCTGAAGATGACAAGTCAGCAGATGACGATTTCGAAGCCCTTCTTCACCTTAAAGCTCGTCAATTCGGCAAATACCTCAGATGTTATCTATGAGCAGGTGTTTTCCTTCTATGAGATCGAGAAAGCGGCCGCAGCGGCAACGACCTCCGGAGGCGTTATGGACGGCAGCACCAAGTCAAAGGTGGTTTTTACGACCTCAGTGACGGACGCGACCTATAAGGCAACCTTCTCCCTTGGATCCCATTCCGGATCTGCTACTTCAACTACGAAGACGCTGGAATATGCCATCCCGCTTGCCTGGTGTACGGAGCTGCCGAACAAGACCACCGGGACTGCGAACGTCGCCTGCCAGGTCCTCTTTGGCGGGCAGGTCTATAAGACCTTCAATACGACGATCACAGTATCGGTGCCGTCGAGCGTGGTCCCGACTGTCTCCTCTATCACCCTGGCGGATAAGACGAACACACCTGTCCCTTCCTCCTGGAACCTGTATGTCCAGCACCAGAGCGGTGTGAGGTTATCAGCTATGACATGTGCCGGGGCACAAGGCTCCACGATTAGCACGGTCAGGCTCCAGGTGGGCACACAGTCGATTTCCAAAGCCTACTCCGCATCAGCTCTTCCGCAGATCGATGTGGTCACACAGAGCGGCGCGCTTACAGTGACGGTAACAGTCACAGACAGCCGCGGCCGGACCGGGTCAAAGACAGGATCGGTCACCTTCCAGCCCTATTCGTCACCCAAGTTCACGCAGTGCCGGAGCGAGCGCTGCAATGCCCTGGGGGATGAGGACAACGACGGGACCTACTTCCTGAGTACGACGACGCTGGAGTACTCGTCCTGCGGCGGGAAGAATTCCGTCACGCTGACGATGAAGTACAAGAAGACAGACGCAGTCGTCTACAACGCGGAGGTGACGCTTACGCCGGGCGTCAACATCTGTGGAGGAAGCCTCGACACGGAGTTCTCCTATGACGTCATGTATACGGTGACAGACCAGTTCCGGTCCGTGACCTTTATGGACTATGTCTCCACCGCCATTTACCTGATGCACTTCCTTCATGGCGGGAAGGGGGTCGCCTTTGGCCAGAAGGCCACCCTGGAGGACTACGTGGACTTTAACTTCAAAGCCCTGTTTAGGAAGCTGGCGACATTCCTCGGGATCGCGAAGTTTCAGACAGCCGATGTGGACCGGGTAGTGATCAACGACCCCAATGCGGCCAGCCCCCTCATGGTGGACCAGGATGGCTCCGGAACGCTCTATCCGGTGGTGTCATCGAACTCACCGGCCTTTACGGGAACGCCGACAGCGCCTACCGCCGCGGCAGGTACTAACACGACACAGGTCGCAACGACAGCCTTTGTAAGTGCCGCAGTCCCCAAACAGTCAACGACCCTGTACAGTACGAAAGTTACAGCGGCGGACGTCAGCACGACATATACCTATACGACGATCAGCGCTCTTGCTAACTGGAACTGCATCTCTGTTCATTTCTCCGTCTACAACGTGATCGAGAACGTGATCTTTTTCAGACCCATCGCGGGGGGCGTCCTGATATCGGACACCCCAAACAGCAGCACTTATTACAGAGGCGGCATCACGGTGGACTGGCCCAACAACAGGATCGGCATCAGGTGTACGAATGGGACGGATGCCACCAAAGTCTACTTCAACGCGGTCTACGGACTTTATTGAGAAAGAAAGGATTTTACTATGAAACAGTTTTGGAGTATTTGTCAGGTTTTATTT